ATGCCAAGCATAGACACACTCATCAAAGATATGGAAGACACAATACTTGGTCTCAATGGTTGGGATCATTTGATTAGCCTGAAGATGGGTGATCGTATTGGCAAAGCAGCTACTTCTAGATTCAGAGCACCACAGAAACCAAGAGGGTATCTGTCGTTCTCTTCTATTGGTAGCCCATGTAAAAGAAAATTATGGTATAAGATTAACGAGACTGCGACAGCAAAGCCTCTTGCTCCATCGGATTTGCTAAAGTTCTTTTATGGTGACATGATAGAAGAGTTGGTCCTCGCTATTGTCGAGGCTTCTGGTCACACAGTAACAGGGCAGCAGGATCGTATGCGTATTAATGACCTGGCAGGACACAGAGATGCAGTCATTGATGGCATGACAGTGGATGTTAAGTCAGCATCTCCTTACTCATTCAAGAAGTTTGCTGAAGGTAACCTGAGGGATGAAGATCCTTTCGGTTACATCAGTCAGCTTAGTTCTTATGTGTACGCAGCCAAGGACGATCCACTGGTAACTAACAAAACACATGGGGCTTTCCTTGTTGTTGATAAAGTAAATGGTTCACTTTGTCTTGATGTCTACGACTTCACTCCTGAGTTAGAGCAGAAAGAGAAAGAGATCGAACAGGTAAAAGATATGGTAGCAGGTGATATACCTGATCGTGGCTTTGATCCTGTACCTCAGTCAAAGACTAGCCCCAACACAAAGCTACATCCTTCCTGTGGATTCTGTGAGTTCAACAAGAAGTGTTGGCCTGAAGCCAGAAGATTTGTTTACGGTAACGGTGACGTTCTTCTTGTTGATGTTGTTAAGAAGCCTAATGTTCCAGAGGATCTTACCTACAATGAGCAAGAAGTATAGAGCAGCAGCACTCAAGGCAGGTTATCGTTCAGGCTTTGAAGATGATGTAGCAAAAGAACTACGATCTAAAGGTATTAAGTTCACCTACGAAAAAGAAAAGATTAAGTGGGTTGACTTAAAAGTAAGAACGTATACACCTGACTTCGTTTTATCTAATGGTATCATAATAGAAACCAAGGGACGATTTGTCTCAACAGATAGACGCAAGCATCGTGAAATTCAGAAACAGTTTCCTGATCTGGATATTCGTTTTGTATTTCAAAACAGTAGAGCAAAACTTTATAAAGGTGCCAAGTCATCTTATGGTGACTGGTGCAAGAAGTACGGATTTAAGTACGCAGATAAATCAATTCCTGACGATTGGTTGAACGAATAATTGTTGACGATATTATATTTATTTATATAACTTGGAGGTTCCTGTGTTGTTCGAGGTAACGATACTTGTAGATTTAGATCCTGATGCAAACTTTATTGCTTCAGATAGTTTGGAGAAAAGTCTTGAAGATATTATTCAGGATACTATCTATGACTTAGACGATTTAGAACTTGTTGAAATAGAGGTGAAAGAAAAATGATAAGTGGTGATGACCTAGATAAGTTTGGTTACTTTGATAACTTTGATAGTGACGAAGTAGACTGGACAGATCTTTATTCTAGATGGGTAGAGAAAAAGATTATGACTGAAGGTCAAGCAAGACTAGTAGAAAATACTCTTGGTCTTGTGGGAGAAGCAGGAGAGGTAGCAGAAAAGATCAAGAAACTAATTCGTGATAGCTCTCGTTTTCAAAATGAGGAGATCATGAAAGAGCTAGGGGATGTAGTGTTCTATGCTACTGCACTAGCCAACATCTATGGCAAGGGATTGCAGGAAGTACTAGAGCTAAACATTGCCAAACTAGACGACAGACAAAGACGTGGAAAACTAAAAGGATCAGGAGACAACAGATGAAAGATGTTCACGAAGAAGTATACGGCCCAACACTATCAATCTCAGAAGAAATCCATGCTATGAAATATCGTAGTAAGGGTGAAACATTCCGTGAGGCAATGACTCGTGTTGCTGAAGCACTGAAGGATAATGAATCACACTTCAATAACTTTCGTAACATCCTATACAACCAACGCTTCCTACCTGCAGGACGTGTACAGTCTGCTATGGGTGCGCCAAGACGTGTGACACCTTACAACTGCTTTGTGTCTATGACTATTGAGGATAGTATGGATGGTATTATGGAAGCAGCAAGACGTGCAGCAGAGACCATGCGTCTAGGTGGTGGTATTGGTTATGACTTTAGTACACTGCGTCCTCGTGGCACCTTGATCAAGTCTCTGGACAGTAAGTCCTCTGGTCCCCTATCTTTTATGGGTATCTTTGATGCTGTCTGTCGTACCATTGCATCAGCAGGTCACAGACGTGGAGCACAGATGGGTGTCCTACGTGTTGATCATCCTGACATTGAAGAGTTCATCACAGCAAAGAACAACTCTGACACACTAACACAGTTCAACATCTCTGTAGGTGTGACTGATGAGTTTATGAAAGCTGTGAAAGAAGACTTAGACTTTGATCTAAAGTTTGATGGACGTGTCTACAAAACAGTAAGTGCTACTGCACTATGGGATCAGATCCTACGTTCTACATGGGACTGGGCAGAACCTGGTATCCTTTTCATTGATCGCATCAACAAGAAGAACAACCTGTGGTACGCAGAAAAGATTGCAGCTACCAACCCATGTGGTGAGCAACCGCTTCCACCGAATGGTGCATGTCTACTAGGCTCATTCAACTTGACCAAGTATGTAGTAGAGCATGAAGGTAAGTACGTCTTCAACATGAACCAACTACGTAACGACATCCCACATGTCGTAAGAGCTATGGATAATGTCGTAGATAGAGCAACGTATCCACTGAAAGAACAGGAGTTAGAAGCCAAGAGTAAAAGACGTATGGGCCTTGGTGTTACTGGGGTAGCTAATGCTATCGAAGCACTAGGGTTTGAGTATGGTAGTGATAGATTTTTGCAGACCCTCGAAGAAATCATGGGGGTAATTAGGAATGTGGCGTACCGTACTTCTGTTGAATTGGCTATGGAGAAAGGTGCTTTCCCTCTCTTTACTCAGGCTTATCTGGAGAGTGACTTTGCTAAGTCTCTTCCTGATGATATTCGTAATCTCATTAGCGATTATGGTATTCGTAACAGTCATCTGCTTTCTGTTGCTCCAACAGGAACTATCAGTCTGTCAGCCGACAACGTATCCTCTGGAATCGAGCCTGTCTTCTCACATTACTACGACAGAACTATCCAAACCTTCGATGGACCAAAGGTTGAGCGAGTAGAGGATTATGGGTATCGTGTCTTTGGTGTCAAAGGTAAGACTGCAGACGAACTATCAGTGTTTGATCATGTCAAGGTTCTGAATGTTGCTTCTCGTTTTGTTGACTCAGCATGTTCAAAGACATGTAACGTTGGTGAAGATGTAACATGGGAAGAGTTCAAGCAAGTCTACATGGATGCTTATGATGGCGGTTCATCTGGTTGTACTACCTTCCGTGCAGCAGGTAAACGTTATGGTATCCTTAACGCTTCCACCTCTGAGGAAGTAGCAGAGGAACCTGTAGTAGAAGAAACACAGGACTACGTAGAAGAGGGCGGTGCTTGCTACTACGATCCTGCTACTGGTCTACGTCAGTGTGAGTAGGCAACGTAGAAAGAAACTGGGTACTGTCCCTTCACCCTGCATAAAGGTCTGTCGGATTGATGACGATGGCTTTTGTGTGGGGTGTAAAAGAACTGTTGACGAAATAAGGGACTGGATGGTAATGTCTGATTATGAGCAACAGAAATTAGTCTATGAACTAAAATGGAGACAAGATGAAATACGTAAAGTCTAACCCAAAGAAAACATCACAAGGTGCTAAAAGGGGTAGTATAAAATACTCTTCCATGAATAAGAGTAAGAAACGTTCCTTCAAACCATCAAGAGGACAAGGCTAATGAAAGTTCATGTACGTAAGTTTAGAAAAGATGTTTATGATGAAGTTAATGAACCATCTAAACAGGCACTGATTACTCTACTTGAGAGAGAAGGTCACACTGTAGTCTCTGATAAAGAAGACTACAATGCTGATGTAGTTACAACCAAGGATGGTCAGATATATTACCATGAGGTTGAGCGTAAAGCACAGTGGGGTAAGGATTGGTTAAGTAAAAGAAACTATAACCTCTCCCCTGAGAGTGGTTGGCCTACAGCGTGGGAAGAACTAAGGATTCCTGGCAGAAAGAGAAGACTTGTACAGAAGTACAAAGATAATATAGATAATCTTTTCTTCTATGTTTTTAATTGTGAGTATGACAAGGCTTGGAAAGTTAAAGGTAGTCAGATGACTGATGACTGCATTCGTAGGCCAGACTTTGCTAGAGTTCATAAAGATGAAACCTTTTATCACATTCCTTATACTGAGGCAGAGCTAGTAGTTCTATGAACGTATCTGATTTCCCTGAGAAACAAAGACGAACAAGACGAAAGACTAACTACAAAAACTCTACAGTAAAACAGACTTCTGGTATTGTTCCAAGAACAACAAAACAAAAAGAGTTATTAGATAGCCTAAAGCAAAGCAGTCAAGTCTTTATCCTTGGTCCTGCAGGTACTGGTAAAACATATGTTACTGCAACCTACGCAGCAGACCTTTACACGTTAAAGGAAATAGACAAGATAGTTATTACTAGGCCGCATGTAGCTGTTGGTAAAGACATAGGCTTCCTTCCTGGAACCCTTGAGGAAAAGACTTATCCTTGGGCTTTACCTGTTCTTGATGTTCTAATTAAACACCTTAGCAAGGGTGCGGTAGAGACAGGCATAAAAAATGGGAACATAGAGATGGCACCCCTAGCCATGATGAGAGGCAGATCATTTGAGGATTCATTTATTATTGTAGATGAAGCT